ACAAGATCAGAAGCAGCTAATGCTAGATACAGAGATCTATTGAGATTAGGTGTTGTAAACTCACAAGTACAATTAGGAGATATTAAAAATCTATTAAAAGATGTTAGATTTGGAGACAATGTAGATTTAGACAAGCCTCTAGCATCAATGGGTAAAAAATTATTTGGTCTTGCTAAAAGAGGTGTAAAAAAAGGTGTTAAACTAGCGGAAGATTTATATACAGCAGAAGATGACTTTTTCAAAATTGCAAACTTTGCAATTGAAAGAAACAGATTAAAAAATGCTTTTACAAAAGCAGGTAGAGAATTTACAGAAGAATCTTTAGATCAAGAAGCAGCCAACATCGTAAGAAATACTGTGCCTAACTATGCATATGTTTCTGATACTGTAAGATTATTAAGACGTCTACCACTTGGTACGTTCATGTCTTTTCCATCTGAAATACTAAGAACAACTACAAATATTGCACAAAGAGCAATCAAAGAAATAAAAGATCCGGCTTTAAGAAACATTGGTTACAAAAGATTATTTGGTTTAACAACTGTGCTAGCAGTAGCTCCTTATGGAGTACAAAAAGGATTTCAATCGTTGTATGATGTAACTAATGAAGAACTGGATGCATTGAAAAGATATTTACCTGACTGGTCTAAAAACTCTACAATCTTACCTATCAGAGATGAAGATACAGGTGAATTAAAATATGTAGATTTCAGTCATGGTAATGCATACGATACAGCTATCAGACCTGTACAAACTTTACTAAACAATATTCAACAAGGCATAACAGACGAAGATGTGTTAATGAAAGGATTGCTAAGTGGTATGGCAGAAGCTTCTGGTGAACTTGCATCACCATTTATATCTGAAGCAATTTATACACAAGCACTAGCAGATATATTTTTAAGAAATGGTAGAACAAGAGAAGGTAGTCAAATTTATACTGAAACACAATTAAAAACAGAACCAGGAAAAGCTATTCAAAATTCAATTGAACATGTTGCAGAATCTTTAGTTCCTTTTTCATATCCAACACTAACAAGAATATATCAAGCTGCTGCAGACAAACCATCAGAGCGTGGAGAATTTTTTGAACTACCAGATGAGTTGACTGGTTTCTTTGGATTTAGACAAGTAAAAGTAGATCCTGTAAAAGCGATGGGATTCAAACTTGCCGGTTATCAAAAAGGAATCAGGGAAGCAAGATCACTATTTACAGGTGGTGCAGAGTCTGTATTGAAAGGTGGACCTAAAAATCCAAATGATATTATAAGAAGATTTATACAAGCAAACAAAGCAAAATTTTTAGTTCAAAAACAATTAAGAAAAGATATTGAAGCAGCTGAATTATTAGGTGTAGATGATTTTGATTTAAGAAAAGAGTTTAGAGAAAGACAACTTATAAAGGATTTTAATAGACTTAATAATGATATCTTTGATCCATATATACCATCAGATAATATTAGAAGAGAGTTTAGACAAATGTCTGAAAATTTAGGTATATCTAATCCATATTTGGATGCTCTCATGGACATAAATGATATTGTTTTGGATTTAAGAGGTTTGTCTTTTGATGATGATTTTGATGAATTTATAAATGTAGAAGATTATCTACAAGATGAATCAGAACCTGTAGCATCTTTACCTTTACCTAATATGCCAATGCCAAGTGCAAACGTTGTGCAAACAGCACAGAATCAAGCACTAGGAAACATGAATCAAGGTTTGACCCCAGTAGAAAATGCTTTATTATCAGATGAAGAAAAACAAATTAGATTACGACAGAGAGCATTTATTATCTATATACGGATATATTACAGGTATCAGAAAAGATATGAAACACATGCATGATGGTATACACAATTTGGGCGGTAAGATAGACAAGATCTATTGGGTGTTATTGGGTACTGTAGGGGCAGTATCACTTCTGCTGTTAGATAAAGTTTTGGATAAAGGTTGGTTTTAACGACATATACATCCATATAAATCACCACTACCATCTTTCATAACATGAGCGTTGACGGGATAGTCATAGTAGGTTGTTAAATGTAATCTTAAAATATCACACAAATCAAAACAATCTGCTTCATGTAATAATTCTACACCCTCTATCATTTCTTTTGTAATAGATACTAAACTATACAAACCATCATTTAATAATATTAAATCCATTCTTTATATCCTTCACCCATGATTGTATTAGCAATATTAACTTTATTACGTAGAGCCTTTACTATGTGTTCATCAATAGTATCTTGTGACATGATATCTATGTAAGTCATTTTTTTAGTCTGACCTATACGATCAATACGAGCTTCTGATTGTTGTCTCTTCTCAAGATCATAACCATTTGAAAAATAAATCATTGTGCTACCTGCAGTTAATGTGATACCATAGCCGCCGGTATGTGTGGTCCCTACAAAAAATCTACACTTGTCATCTGTCTGAAATTTCTTTATATTCTTTGATCTATTTTCTTGGTCTGTTTCACCAAAATAATCTACAACAGATTCATCACCATATACTTCTTTTATCTTTGCAATAATTCTTTTTACGTCGTGGGTATAGTGGGACCATATAATAGTTTTACCCTCAACATTTTCTAATATACTCATTAATTCTGTCAAACGACTACAAGGTAAATCTTTTATTGTGCCATCATCAGCTGTAAAGTGGCCACAAGTTATTTGATGTAGTCTCATCAATTGAGTCATAACCGTGGCTGTAGATTGCATCTTACCATCAAGAAACGCTATCGCTTCTTTCTTCATCTGTTCATAGACTTTCTTTTGTTCTTTTGTAAGTTCAACAGTATGTTTGATAAAAGATTTTGGAGGTAAATCCAGACAGTCTTCTTTCAATATTCTTTTAGAAAAAGGTTTTATTTTATCTGATAGTTCAGCAAGATTTCTGTAGCCAACAACAATCTCTACACGTCTACCCTGTACTTCTATCTTTCTAGTGACAGCATACCGGGCTTTAAACGTGTAGTATGATTGATGATTAAGGAGCCAAGGATCAAGAAATTGGCATTGAGAAAATAAATCTAATGGTGATTTTGTTACAGGAGAACCTGTTAATATTCTTCTGTATCTTGCATCTTGTCTTAATTGTAGAATGCTTTTAGTTCTATTTGATGTAGGAGTTTTTATAGTCGTGGACTCATCAATAGCAATCATTGCTTTGTGACAAGATAAAAATTTTTGTGCAAATTTTAAACCATCACCTTTTGAAAATGATTCAACATTCATAATTAAGATATGTAAATCTGTGCCTGTTTCAAACAAAGTATTTAACAAAGACATTTGTTTTTTAGATTTGTCTGATGTTTTCCAAAGAACAACTTTCTTTTCTATGTGATCTGGTAAATGTGTGGGTATCTCAGAGTCATACCAATTTTTATATACACCTTTAGGTGCGATTAATAATAGACCATTTATGTAACCTTTATCATATAATATAGCTGCATTGTCTAATAATACTTTAGATTTACCAGTACCCATTTCCATAAAATAGGCAAAGTTTTCTTTATCCCAAGAAGCTTCTAATGCATCTAATTGATGAGCATAAGGCTTAGTTTTAAATTTATAGTTCATACTTTACTTTTCTTTCTAAAAATTTATATAGTGTATAAAAAGAAAAAAGTCAATGAGCAAAGTTTATTTAGTGCAGGACATTCCTGTCGATAGAGATACCGGTGAACCAAAATATAATATTGTAGGTGCCTACAAATATGGCGAAATTAAGGTAATGTTTCCAGCAAAAGCACAAATGATTTTTTCTCCTGGTCCTCTAATATTTCAAATAAAAGATAAATTAAAAGATTTTACAACCGAAGATTATTTATTACTATCAGGTGACCCTGCTATTATTGGTGTGGTTTGTTCTGTTGTTTCGGATATTACAAATGGAAAATATAAATTATTAAAATGGGATCGTCAGGAAAAAGTATATTATCCAATAGAAATAAATATTCATCAAAACTAGTTGACAATAAAAATTACTTCTCTATATATTAAGACGCAATTAAAAATTAAATTAATAAAAATATATAGGAAAGCAAATGACTATTAACTTACGACAAGATGCGCCGGATCAAAGCGACGTAATCGACCCACAAAAACTCTCTGAAGAAATAGAGAAATTAAAATCAATACAAAGTAGAATCTCATTATTAAAAGCACAAGTAAAAGATTTGGAAGAAGACGAAAAATATTTTGTCTATGATGTAATTCCAAAACTTATGTACGATATGAATTTGAGCACACTGAAATTAAAAGATGGTTCTGAAGTTTCAGTTGGTAAAAAGTTTTATGCAAATGCTAGAGCAGACAAAAGAGCAGATGCATATCAATGGCTTCGAAACAATGGCCTAGGTGACATTATTAAAAATAATATTAGTGTTACTTTTGGTCAAGGCGAAGAAAACAAGGCAATGGCTTACGCTAACCTTGCAAAGGAGCATGGTTATGAGCCTTCTCAGAAAGAGGATGCTCATCATGCTTCTGTATCAGCAGTGATGAAGGAATGGAAAGAAAAAGGAAATGAAATTCCTACTGATCTGTTTTCTGTACTTGATGTAGATCAAGTAAAGATAAAAAACAAAAGCTAAACTAATAAACTAATAACCTAATAGGAGGACAATATGGAAAGTCAATTAGCTAAGAAAGCTGATGCTGGTGCATTAGCAACAATCAATCTCAGAGGTGACTCTAGAAAAGGAGCTGAGGAAATTAAAAAGGATGATATATCAACACCTATCTTAAAAATTCTTCATCAACTATCTCCAGAGTGTAATGAAAGAGATCCAAAGTATGTAGAGGGTTCTAAACCAGGAATGATCTACGCTTCATCTTTTGGTTCATTAATGGATGGTGAGAAAGAGGGTATCAATATAATTGTTGCTCATACTCAAACTAGATATCCTGAATGGCAAGAAAGAGGTGACAGTGCTTCGGCACCTGTTGGAACTCACATGCAGATACCTGCAGATGCCGTAGAGGAAAGAAACGGAAGATACAGATTACCTAATGGTAATTATGTTGAAAAGACCGCTTATTTCTACGTAATGGTCGTGCAGGGTCAGGAGTCTAGACCTGCTGTGATAACAATGCGTTCATCTAATTTATCACCAGCGAGGGAACTTAACAATCTGATAACTAATCTAAGAGTATCAGATGATAAAGGTACATTTCAACCCGCTGCATACTCAGCTTTGTTTAACTTAAAAACAGTTGGCAAAACTGCAGGCAGTAAAAGTTGGCATGTATACAAACCATCTAAAGTTAGAATGTTAGATATTTCTAAATCTGAAGATGCAGACTTATATGTGGCAGCACAAGAACTACAGAAAACTGTAGCTAAAGGTACTGCTAAACCTAAGTATGAGAATAACTCTACTACGGGAGACATCGTATAATTCCTACGGGAATAGTTGCAACGCAGGGCCGGAAAGCGAGAGTGGACCGGCCCTAATATATCATGAAGGATTTTATAAAATATTTTACAGGGTTAAAACGTAATTATGGTTTCTGTAATATACATAACGGATATAAAGATGAGTCTGGAAAAATAAAATTTGAACCAAAAGATTATGGTTGGGCTAAAAAAGAAATAACAGATCAAGATTACGAAGAACATTTAAAAGGGATAAAATCTATTGGGGTCAATCCTTGTGATGACGAGGGCCAAGCTATCTTTGGTGCCATAGATATAGATCCAAAAAATTATACAAATTTTAGTTTACAAAAATATTTAAAAATTATTGAAGAAAAGAAACTACCAATAGTTCCTGTTAAATCAAAATCAGGTGGATTACATTTATATTTATTTGCTAAAGAAAAAATAAAAGCATCAGAGATAAGAGAATTTTTAGAAAAATTATTATTTATATTTGGTTTACCATCTAAGACAGAGATATATCCAAAACAAACTTCACTAGATTCTAGTGATGGTAAGAGACCTTCAGGTAATTTTATAAATCTACCATACTACAATAAGAAAGATCGAGTAGCAGTTAAACCTGATGGAGAAGAAATAAATTTTGATACATTTATTAAGGTTGTAAATTTAAACTCACAATCTGCAGAGGAACTAAAAGAACTTGGAGCAGAATTAATCAACAGAGAATTAAAGAATCAAGCAGCAGAATTTGATGAGGGACCACCGTGTCTTGGTCTGATATGTGGCGACATAGAAAGGACGAAAGAAAAGTTACCAGACGAAAGAGACAGATTTTTATATAACTACATGGTGTTCGCCAAAAGAAAATATCCAGATCAATGGGAAGATAAAGTTTTACAAAAAGCAAGAGACTACATTAAATACGATAACATTTGGGGTGATGATAAAGTAAAATCAAAGATAAAAGCATGGAAGGGTGACACTGCAGGTTACACTTGCAACGAAGATCCAATACAATCTAAATGTGCTAAGAGCATATGCTTACGTAGAAAATATGGTGTGGGTAAACAATTAAATGCATCATGGCCTGAAATAATAAGTGTAACAAAAATGGATTACAGACCACATCCAAAATTTTTTTTATATGTTAAACAGCCAAGCGGTAAGATAAAAACTATTAATGCTAAGACTGTAAAACAAATCATAGAACAAAGAGAGTTAAGAGCATTGATTGCAGAACATACTAATATTGTACCACCACCCATCAAAGCAAAAGAATTTCAAGATATAGTTTCTGAATTGTGGTCACAACTAAATGTGGAAACACCGGATCCAGAATCACAACCTGCAGGTATATTGTTCAGACATCTAAAAGAATATTTAAACGATGTAAGAACTTCAACATTAAATGGATTTAAAAGTGGATCTGTATATGTAGAAGACGACAAAGGATATTTTTTATTTTATAAATTTTATGAAGAGCTAAAGAGAAATGAATGGCGTATGGATGAAAACGAAACAAAGACTATGGTTGTTGATGTATTCAAAGCAGATAGTAAACAAAAAAGAATTGGTAAAGGTAATGCTATTAGATGTATGGAAGTGGACATGAAACAATTTGAAGAAGATGAGCCACCTGAAGAAATAATAGAGTTTGATAAAGAAGAGGATATAGTATGATGAGAGATGATCTGATGGTGCAACAGCAGGTGGAGAACGTCTGGCAACATATGGTAGGTGTCATCTGTCTGAACCAGACAGGACGTAAGAAAGTAAAAAAAATATTACCATCTTTCTTTCAAAAGTTCCCAACTCCAGAGGCTTTATTACAGTCAAATAAGGAAGTAATTGCAACACTTTTACAAGAATTAGGTATGAAATATGTACGATCTCATAGGATATGGAGAATGACAGAGGAGTATCTTCATTGGGATGGTAAAGACGCTACAGAATTATTTGGTATAGGTAAGTATGGTAGTGACAGCTACGAGATATTCTACAAGAACAGGATACCGGATAACGTGCAGGACAAAGAACTAAGAAGATATATTAAGGAAGAACTGTGATTTATAAATATTTTGGACCACCTGGAACAGGTAAAACACATAGACTTATAAATAGAGCAAAGGCATATGTTAAGATAGGAACACCATTACATAAGATAGGTTACTTTGCATTTACTAGAAAAGCTGCAAAAGAAGCGAGAGAAAGAATGCCTATAGATGAAAAAAAATTAGAACACTTTCAAACACTGCACTCATTTGCATACAATACACTTGGTTTAAATGAAGAAAACATTATGCAACCATTTCATTACGAAGACTTAGGTAAAGAATTGGGCATCAGAGTAAAGTATTCTGATAAATATAATGAAGAAGAAACACACTTTCTGACATGCAATGATCCATACTTTCAAATGATAGGTAGAGCAATCAATAGAGATGTGGGCATCAGAGAAGAGTTTGATCGTAATGAACATGATAGAAAAGAAATTAGATGGACAACACTAAAACATATTCACGATAATTTTTTAAAATATAAAGACAACTATAAGTTGTATGATTTTAACGATATTATAAACAATGTATTAAACAAGGTTCCTGATTTTGATGTTGTGTTTATTGATGAAGCACAAGACTTATCACCATTACAATGGAAGCTATATGATAAACTAAAAGAAAAAAGTAAAGATATATATCTTGCAGGAGACGATGATCAAGCTATCTTTGCCTGGGCTGGTGCAGATGTAAATAGATTTGTACAGGAACCTGCGAAAGAAAAAGTATTAAAGAAGTCTAGACGTATATCAAGAATAGTGCAGGAAGAATCTAAAAAACCAATAGAACGTATATCAGGCATCAGGAAACAAAAAGATTATCTAGCAAGAGATTATGAAGGTGAATGTAAATACATTGCAAACCTAGGTCAAATAGATTTGACAAAAGGTAGATGGTTAATCTTAACAAGAACCAAGAATCAATTATTAGAATTAATGAAAGAAGTTAGAAAGAAAAATTTATATTATCAAAGTAATAAAGGTAAGAGTTACAAAGTTAGATTATACAAAGCAGCAAGATTATACACAGACTGGACCAAGGGTAAAATTTTAGAAGAAAAAGAAGAAAAAGAATGCACAGACTTTATGGGTAATGAATTATTTAACAGAACTAAAAAATGGTACGATGTATTTGTTGCAGCACCAGAAAAAGAAAAAAGATACATAAGAATAATGTTAGAAAATGGTGAAGATTTAGATGCAGATGCAAGAATATTTATGTCTACAATTCACGCTATAAAAGGTGGCGAAGAGGATAACGTAATTTTATCATTACATCAAGGGGATAAAATACAAAAATCTATAAAAAGAAGTGTTGACAAGCGTGATGAAGAAGAACGCGTTTGGTACGTAGGAATTACAAGAGCACGTAATAATTTATATAAATTAAAATCAAAAATAAAAAGAAAGGAGTACAGATTAAGATGACAAGTAAAGATATATTTAAAGATGCATTTCCACAGGATAAACAAATCGGGGGATCACATTACAAACTTTTTACGATTCAGCCTTATGAATTTATTTCTAAGAATGACCTTTCATTCTTTCAAGGGAACGTTATAAAGTACGTGTGTCGTTATTTAAATAAAAATGGCACAGAAGATTTAGATAAAATTATTCACTATTGTGAATTAGAAAAAAAGAAATTGAAAGATGCCAAAAAGAAGTAGAATAGAAAAGACAATAATTGTAGCAAAACATAAATTTAATTTAGAAATTTATTTAGCATTGGAAGGACACAAAGACATATGTTGGGAAATATATCCTCATGATTATAATGCAGCGATGTATGCGTTTTCTAACAAAAATAGATTAGCAAAATTAATTGAATCTAAACATATATATCAACCTAAAATATGATACTACCAGATACAGAATGGCTGATGCCAACAGAATATCCTGATCTTAGATCTTATCCTGAGATTGCAATTGATTTGGAAACAAGAGATCCAGAATTAAAATCAAAAGGTTCAGGCTCTGTGATTGGCATGGGTGAGATAGTTGGATTTGCTGTAGCTGTGGAAGGGTACAAAGGATACTTTCCTATCGCACATGAAAATGGACCCAACATGGATAGAAAGAAAACCATAGAGTGGTTTAAAGATATTTGTGAATCACCTGCTACAAAAATATTTCACAATGCGATGTACGACGTATGTTGGATACGTAAATTAGGTATAAAAATCAATGGTTTAATACTGGATACTATGATTGCATCATCGCTAATTGATGAGAATAGATTCTCATACACACTAAATACTTTATCATGGCATCATCTATCAAAAGGTAAGAATGAAAAAAAACTTATAGATGCAGCGAAGGAAAGAGGATTAGATCCAAAGGCAGATATGTGGAGACTACCTGCAATGGAAGTTGGAGCATACGCTGAGAAAGATGCTGAGTTAACTTTAGAGCTTTGGCAGAAGTGTAAAAAAATTATTATTGAAGATCATCTGCAGGAGATCTTTGATCTAGAGACAGATCTGTTTCCTTGTCTGGTCGATATGCGATTTCTTGGCGTGAGAGTGGACGTTGAAAAAGCTCATAGAGTGAAACAAGACCTACAACTACAAGAAGAGATGTTACTGTTACAAATAAAAAAAGAAAGTAACATAGATATTCAGCTAATGGCAGCAAGAAGTATTGCCACACTTTTTGACAAATTGAAATTACCATATTCCAGAACTGCAAAATCAGACGAACCATCATTTACTAAAAACTTTCTTGTTAATCATCCACATCCTTTAGTGCAGAAGATAGCACAGGCAAGAAAAATAAACAAGGTGCGTACAACTTTTATAGATTCTATTTTAAAATATGAACACTGTGAAAGAATACACTCTGAAATAAATCAGATTAGATCTGATGATGGTGGTACAGTTACAGGTAGATTTAGTTATGTGAATCCTAATCTACAGCAGATACCAGCCAGGGATCCGGCAACAGGGCCTTTGATTAGATCTTTG